TAATAGAGGCGAGATTGAGAAGAATATATCCGCCCTTCAGCGCAAGACAAATTATGGGGACGAAGAACAGCGGAAGATTCTAACAAAGCTGGTCGGCATTATCGGGGACGAAGAACAGGCGATGGCGGCATTGCCTGCGGTCTTGGATGCGGCAGCCTTTTCCGGTAAAGACGCTGGTGCAGTATCGGAAACCCTCGGGAAGTTCATGGCAGGGTTAACGAATACTTCCGATGCTACCGGTGCCTCCGTTGACAAACAAGCCGGATTCCAAGAACGGTTAGCCGAGGTCATGGGTCGGGTTGGCGGGTCTGCCGAAGCTGACGCAAATGCAATGATCCAATTAGGGAATGCCACCGGCGATTTGCATCAGGTCGTTGGGAAAGCACTATTGCCGATTCTTGAAACACTGGTGCCAATGCTGCAAACAGCCGTTGAAGCCATAACAAAATGGACTGAAGAAAATCCGCTTTTAACCAAAGTATTGGTGATTGTAGGAGCCGCCCTTGGCGGCGTTATGTTAGTCCTGGGTCCGATGCTGTTAATTCTACCTGCATTAGCTACAGGTATGAAAATCTTTGCCTTGGGCATTAGGGGAGTAGGGAAGGCGATAGCGGCAAACCCTATCGGGGCTATTATTACTGTCCTCACAATGTTGGCAATGGTTGTGCTACCACTGGTAATAAAAAACTGGGATAAAATCTGGAATACTATCCTGAAGATAACCGAAAAGGTCGTCAATATTATCATCAAGATCGTCAATGGTATGACGCTGGTTTACCGGAAAGCGTTCGCTGCTATCGTTGACCTGGTAAAGGCTGCGATGGATAAGCTGCCAGATTTTATCAAGAAGGTGATTCCTGGTTTCGACGCCGTAAGGGACAGCCTGGACTCAGTTTCCGAGAAGCTAAAAGAGGGTATCCCGCCCATCGAAATTTACAATGAGAAGCAAGGGGAACTTGCGACTGATGTGGAACGCTCAAGTGAGGAAGTTGTTGATGCCGTTGGGAGACAGCAAAAGGCGTGGGAAACCACCTCTGAAGCTGTCGATACTGAAACTGGCAAAATGAAAACGTCAGTCGAGGGGCTTACTGATACTCATGCTACGGAAATCGACAAGCAGATAGCAAAGCAAGAGGAGTGGGCGAGGAAAAATGAATACTTCAGGCAAGCAAATGCTGACGCTGCCAATACTGCACGGGCGACCGAATCAGCGGCGGAATGGGACCGGATAGAAGAAAATGCCAGTCAAATTCGGGCCAGGATGGAGGCCGACAAGCAGTTCAGAATTGATGAAAAGGCCTCCATTGCACAGGCTTCCGCCGATTTAAGTGCTAGCCTGGACGAAACTAATATCAAGTGGAAGGAATCCGGGGCCACAGTTGAAACCGTAGTAAAAAACTGGGCCTCCCAGATGGGCATTAGTACCGACGATGTCATGCTGAGACTCGGTGAGATGGAAAAAGACACCAGAGATTGGTCTGAGGTAATGAAAGCTGCAATCAGTGAAACAGGACGCAGTTTTGATGACATGACAGCATCCGTTGGTTTAGCTACAGCAGCCGCAAAAACCCTAAACCTCGTTCCTCCGTATACCGGAGCGGGCCTCTCGAAAGAGGAGTATTTCGCCCTGGGTGAGGTCAAAAGGACGGAGACGGCGTTAGCTGGTAAGGCAGATCCGGCGGTAGTGGCAGCGGCGGTAGCGGCAGTACCAACGGAACTTATAAGCGAGTTTGGGAATGTACTATCAGAGAAAGCGAGGATTCCCGCAGGAGCGGACCCGGTAGCGGTGGCAGCTTTTGAGAGGCACCACGCCAAAAGGCTGGAGGAGGCACAGGATAGGGTAGATAAGGCAAAGGAAGATGCAGCGAACAAGGTACAGGAAGCGGTGGATAAGGCGCAGGCAGAGGTAGATAAGGCGAAGGCTGTAGAGAAAGCGATACAGACCGAAAAGCGCATCCAGCGCGCCATGACTGCGGGCGATTTTGCCCACGGCGGACGCAGCCCCGGCGGTTTGGCATTAGTGGGGGAGCGTGGCCCAGAGCTTGTCAGCCTACCCAGAGGGGCGTTCGTCCACCCTACCGGGACAGGCCCAAGCTCAGGCGGTGGGGTGATGCTCATCTTCAATGGCGATGTTTACGGGGTTGACGACCTGCGGGAGGTCGTAGTGGAGGCGGTGCGGGACCACGCTATATCTGGTGGATTCGCTGGGGTGTTTGGGGAGCCGTAATGTTCGATTATAAATGTAAGTTGGTTAGAGTTGTGGATGGCGACACAATCGACGTCAATATCGACCTGGGCTTTAGCGTATGGCATAAAGCCCGAGTCCGTATGCTGGGCATTGATACCCCAGAATCCCGTACCCGGAACCTGGAAGAAAAAGCGATGGGATTGGCAGCCAAGGCACGGCTGAAGGAGTTGCTCAAAGGCCGCCAGGTCGAACTGGAATGTTCCAAAAGCAAGGGCAAATTCGGTCGGGTGCTTGCCATCGTTTGGACTGCTGACAAGGCGGGGAGTCGGGTGAACGTCAACGACCAGCTATGCGTCGAGGGCCACGCCCGCCCCTACTTCGGCGGTAAAAAGGAGTCGTGGACCTGATGCGTGGGACGTATGTCCTGGCGGTCGATTGGAGCGGGGATGGTGACTTCGGCGATACGGGGGAGGATGTCACCGCCCGTACCTTACAGTGTGAATGGAAGCGTGGAAACGACTACGCCAGCCAGTTAGTGGGCAAGGCGATTGCCGGAACATTGACCGCCACCCTAAATAACGAGAGCGCAGATTATTCGACCTTCAATACCTCCAGCCCACTGGCGGGGAATCTTGTCCCTGGGCGCAAGGTCAAGCTAACTGGGAACGACGGGACCACCACGTTTACGTTATGGGCGGGCTTTCTGGACAGCATCGAGCCGATACCCAGTGCGACGGGGGCGAACAAGGCCAAGTTGAAGGCCATCGGCGCATTTGGGTATCTGAATAAATTCGAAGTATCAACGGCGATGCTAGGCAATAAAAAAGCAGGGGAGCTATGCGGTGCGGTGCTGGACGCTGCGGGCTGGCCTGCTGACGACCGGGATTTGGATACCGGCATTGTGACGTTCCCCAGATTCTGGACCGAAAGAGTGAAAACCTTCCAGGCCCTACGCATGATTGAGGAGACTGAAACCGGACTGCTGGAGGAATCGGCAGACGGGAAAATCGTCTACCGTGACCGCCATGCTCGCAGCACAGATACCCGCAGCACAGCCTCACAGGCCACGTACAGCGATACCAGCGGGGCCGCCCTAGCCTATAGCGGGGTAAAGCAAATCAATCCTCTAAAATTCATTTACAACGAACTGCGGGCAAAAATCCAGCCGCACGAAGGGGCCTGGATTCTGGGCAGTTCGGCACTGGGGAATCAGACCACATTAGGCGACGACCCCGAGGTTTTATGGACCCACCCAGAAACGGGTTCATCCTCGCCCAGTATATCGGCGGGAGCGACCAAAACATTTACCGCAGCCTATCCCACCAGCGGCACGGCATCTACGTCGAAGGCCGTAGATTTCTGGCAGAACTTGACTGCCACCACCGACTACCTCGCCAATGATGCGGCTGATGGTAGTGGCACTAACCGAACTAGCAGCATCAGCGTGAGCCTGACTAAACGGGCGCAGTCGATGGACATTGCTTTAACCAATGGGCATAGTGGGACGGTCTACATCACCAAGCTGCAAGCGCAGGGGAATCCAGTAACGGTCAAAGACCCGGTGGAAATATCCGCTAGCGATTCGACCAGCCAGACAGCGTTCGGGAAAAGGAGTTATCCGCATCCTGGCAAGTTTATCCCGGATTCATCGGAAGCCCAGAACTGGGCAGATTTCCACGTCGCAGTCTGGAAAGACCCTGTGCCGTTGCTGCGCCTGACGATAGTGGCCAACCGCTCTACCGCTACGCTGACGGATGTATTCACACGGGAGATTTCCGACCTGGTGACCGTTACGGCATCCAACGATACCGGTCTGGGCATCGCCGAGGACTTTTTTATCGAGCAGATAGCGCATAAACTAGATGCCCAATTAAACCATCGGGCAATGTTTACGTTATCTCAGGCCAGCGGGTATGCTGGGTTTTTTATCATTGGGGAATCCAGCCTGGGGAATACCACTCGGCTAGCTTACTAGGAGGATTTTATGGCCTGGACTACTCCTCGTTGCTGGACCACCGGTGAGGTGGTCACGGCGGCAATCATGACGACTCACGTTAAAGACAATTTTAATGTGACCGCTCCGGCTGTTCTCACCACGGTGGGCGACATCCTGTACGCTTCTGGCGCAAATGCTCCGGCACGTCTAGCTAAAGGTACAAACGGCAATATCATACACCAGGCCAGTTGCGCTCCGGCCTGGACCGCCAGCCCCAGCTTTACAGGGCTGACTCTCAGCGGAGCTTTGGACGTAAATGGCACCATCGACTACGACGGGACCGATGTAGATATGCTCTCCAGCGGCGACATCGACCTGGTGTCGAGTAACGATGCCGCCGCCGCTGTCTATATCGCCCAATCGACCGGCACCAGCGGGACGGTTAAAATCCACGCCGACACCGGAACTTCCGTAACCGAGGGGGCGGAGTCTATCAATATCCTTTCTGATGTTGGAGGGGTAGGAATCCGGTCAACGGCGAACCTGGCTAATGCGGTCAACATCACGGTGGATGGTGGCACTACCAGTTCAATGACTCTATTCAACGACCAGGGAACTTCAGTAACAGAAGGGGCCGCATCTATTGCTCTGGTATCCGATGCCGGTGGAGTGGAACTTCGCAGCACAGCAGACCTAGCAAATGCGATAAATATTACGAATGATGGCGGCACAAGCGGCACGATTACTATTTTCAACGACCAGGGAACATCGGTGACTGAGGGTGCGGCTTCTATTGCACTGGTATCTGACGCTGGTGGGGTGGAATTGAGAAGCACCGCCAACCTTGTCAACGCCATCAATATCACCAATGATGGCGGCACGACAGGAACAATCAGCATCTTCAACGACCTGGGGTCTAGCGTTACGGAAGGCGCAGAAAGTATCAGTCTGCTATCCGATGCCGGTGGAGTTGGAATCAGGTCAACCGCTAATCTAGTCAATGCAGTAAATATCACGGCTGATGGCGGGACGACCAGCACCATCCAGATATACAACGACCAGGGAACGGCGGTCAACGAAGGGGTGGCATCCATTCAGATACTGTCCGACGTGGGCGGTATCGGAATTAAATCTGGCCTCAACGCTGCCGGAGCCATCCGGCTGACCGCTGATGCTGGAACCAGCGAAACTATCATTCTCCACGCCGACCAGGGGAACGGTGTCGGGTCGATATGCCTGACCAGCGATGTTGGTGGAATCACGTTAAATCCGGCAACCTATATAACCGTGGGCGGAAATGCCACCAATGCCGGGGAGATTCGCATCCTTGAGGATACCGATAACGGGTCCAATTATGTGGCCCTCAAGGCCCCAAACGTGTCCACCAGTTACACGGTTACCCTGCCCACGGCGGTCGCAGGTGGAAACTGCTATGTGCTGACATCCACCAATGCTGGGGTCACATCCTGGGCGGCGGGCGGCGGTGGCCCTTGTCAGGCAGTTCAATCGGCGATTGAATCTGAAACCAATCAGGATACATATATCCCGCCAGATTTGGCGAAGCATATTCCTGGGGTGGCAAAGGCTTTTTTGCGAATATCCTGTAACGGATGTCTGCTGGCAAATAGCTACAATATTGCCAGCGTGACAGACGTAGGCACTGGTGATCGGACGGTCAATTGGTGCGTGGATTTCTCAAATATCAATTATACCGTAGCATCCTGTCTCACTGGTGACGGTAATGCGATTATGTCTACATATTGTCATGCGGTAGGAACGATGAAGCTACGAACCCGTAATCCTGATTGTAGTTGGCCTAATGTTGAGCAGGCTAGCGGTACAGTTGCGTTGGGTGACCAATAATGGCTAAGCGATATTTAACATTAGCAGCAGATGGCACGCTCTCTATTACAGAGATCGCTGGGACTGATGCTGATGGTTCTAAATTCACTAAGGCACTTTTTGAGTTGAGCCGCACGACTGACATGACTACCCATTTCGACCCAGCGGTGCATACCCGTGAGGCCATCGCCGCTGGGATTTCAGGGCATCGAGCATTATCTCTAACCGCAGAGTGCGAGGACAGCGACTTGCCTAGCGATAGATATTTTAGGAACGCCTGGGAGTGGAGTAGCTGATGCCGGTCAACGTAAATATGACCAAAGCTCGGGTTATCCACCTCACTGAGATTCGGCGTGTGAGAAATGCTGAGTTGGTAAAAGAGGATGTTAATATGCTCAAGGCAATCGAGGCTGGGGATGCGTCAGCACAGTCTACCGTGGCGACCCGTAAGCAAGTCTTGCGAGATATCCCGGCCACTTTTGACATCACCACTGGAATAGCGACCCCAGCCCAGCTTAAAGCCAGATGGCCGACCGAATTGCCAGCGAGGGAGTAACTATGCCAAGTTCAGAAATCATGTCCCGAAATACGCTCTGGTGGAGTGCCGAGGTTGACCGCCTGGAGTCAGTGGTTGCCAGCCTGCGGAACGACCTCGGCATCTACAATCAGGTGCTGGAGGGGCTGCGGTCGGGGGAGCTATCATGGGACCGGGTACAGGTAATGGAGACAGGGCAACTAAAAGTTCATCCACCGCCACCGCCGGATACTTGCATAAAGGAAATCAGCGAGGAATTCGGCAAGGCTAACGGCCAGAAACCTGACGTTACTGAGTCGATGTCGCAAATAAATCTGGTGGAAATCAATGGTGACTAGCAACGTGATCCTCTACGAGGACTCGCAGCACCAGAGCGATGCGCCCATCGGCCCCCAGGCGCAGATCCCGGCAGGCACCCACCATATCGAATTATCCTGGGACCGGGTGGCTGGGTATATGCGGGTGATAATTAGTGGGCAGACGTGGCACTTCAAAGAGTTCTTGGGCAAGGCTGTTGTAGTGGGAACCGATAACCAGCGGGGGCGGATCAACCTTCGGGGCATGGCCCGCCTAGATGACGAAACGCTGACACTATACCGCCCGCCGAAAGCTCCTCCGCACGAATTGGTGGATGGGGCGAGGCGGGAGTCCACGCATAACCGGCTCTGCTACCGGCGGGCTAGCCACGATTGGCGGCTGCGGGACGAGCGTAGACCTGGCAGCCCTAATGCGCTGGTATTCGCCAAATCGTATGTCGGCGACCTATCAGCGGAGTGGGATAAAAGAGATAATATCGCCCACATTTACCACAACGGCTGGACAGTTATTGACGGCGACAGTATCGCCCACCTGTACGATCCCGACCTAATTTATGGCTGAGATAGACGACCTGCGGGAGCAACTGGCGGATACTCGGGTGGAGTTGGAGAAGGTTAAACTCCGGGCCACAACCACCCTATCCGGGGCCGAATTTCTAACATTGATTATGCTGGCTCCGGTCGTGGCCGCTTTCGTCATCCTGGGAATTATCATTGTCTGGCAAACTACGTCAAATCCTGCCACCGTCGCCCCGCATTTGGACATCATCCTTGTGGCGTTTGCAATATTTGCGACTCCGGTTGGGGCTGGTCTAGCGGCGATTACGGCTAGATTTGCGGCGGAAGGAAAGAGGGAGGAACAGTGAAATTTAAGCTCGGTCCAAAGACCATTTCTATTCCATCTGCACGGTTGCCCAATATGAAGCTGCCGCAATGGCGGATGGTGTCTGCGCTTCATCTCCCGATACCTACCCGGTTCCGGTTCGGGGGAGCCAAGGCTGCCCTGGCTAGTCTGGGAGTGGTAGCCATTGGATTCGCAGCGACGCTGTTTTTAATAATCGCAACCACGCATGGCGAGATGCTCTGGCCCGAGGCGGGGGCAGAATATACCCTGCCAAATGTTGTAGGCCTGGAGTTACCCCTGCTAGAGGATGGTTCTCAGGATCAGACTTTAGCGGTGGTACTTGCTGCTGGAACGAGGCTCGAAAACTTGTCGCTCGACATGGACATGGGCCGCACTGGGGCTGACTGTATTGCGGTCGAGCGGGCATCAGGAACCAGCGGATATTTATTCGCAGATGCCTGGATTATGGATGGTCTGATTGCTCCGACTTTAGTCCTGAGTAATAGCGAGATACATCATCTGGTACTTACGGGGAACGTAGACGGTCATCATACTGGCCCGACGCAGGACTCGTCGATTCCCGACATAACTATCGGCTCCCTATACGGGGCCTCAACCTACCAGGCTGAAGGAAGGGTGGATAAAGTCGTCATCACGCTCCTGGGAGATGCAGTGATTAAAACCGTTCATATCACCGGAAAATGTAGCACCGGCCCGGTGGATCTGGACTATCTGAAGGTCGGGCAGTTATCCCTGCTGGATGTGCGGATCGGGGACGACGGTGATATAACTACAGTGGCGATGGATATTGACTCCAGCACTAAAATCTATAGTATCTCCGACAGCCTGGTCGATAAACCGATCATAGTGAAATAATGCCGACAGAACCTAGCCTACAGGACATCGCTAATACGTTAACCCGGGTGGCGAATAACGACCTGCCGCATATCCAGCAACGCCTAACCCAAATTGACGTGCAGATAGGCATTATTCAAACTCATTTATCCTGGCAGGGCAAACTGCTCATTATTCTATTTACCGTGGCCCTCAGTCTACTGATAGGAATTGGCGTTGATGCGTTTATTTAACAGGATTACCAGATACCTACGCTGGCCGGTTTATCAGGCCCAGCTTGGCGAGCCATCGGCCTATTGCTTCCATTGCCGTGAGCGGAGGCATATGCGAGATACTAGCGTCACTGTCCAGCGCAACGGTCGTCGTCGTCGATATGGGCGATGTGCGGTTTGTGACTACCGGATGTCCTTATTGATGGGGGGCATTTAGTTTGCTAGAATGGCAGTGGTCCCGGTTCATCTCCTACCCCGCAAAACTCCCCCGTCCCCTCGGGGGAGTTTCTATGCTTTCGGGGGGTTTACTACCACTAGGGTCTGTAAAAACGCTGTACGTGGCTCTCAGAGCCGCCGAAAGGTACTGGTATGAAGCTGGTTATATGTAAGCTCCAGGTCCGACTGTTCCGGCTCCGGCTAACCTGCAAGTTGGAACTGTCCTCCAGAGGCAGAGATGATTAACGGCATTGCCGACCTAATCCGCAGATTCAGGCCAAACATTTTAGCCGGTATGCTGTTCGTTGCAGTGCTGGGGGCTGGCGTGTCGTGGTTCGGTTATCTGATGGAGTCGGAGGGGATCATTAGCGCAGCAGGGGTAGGGGCGATAATCGGGATTGTAAATTTGTGTGGGAAAATCCTAGAAAACGAATAGTATCCCCTTCCTGGCCCAGATAGGGGGAACCTCCAGATATGATAGTATGGGGGGGCCGGGTTGCATACCCCGGCATCTCCTCCGAAATGCGCCGTTATCTGCTAGTAGCGGCGCATTTCTTATCCCCCAATTCCGTTAGCCGGTCAATATTTCGACAATGCCATCCCAGTCTCGGGGCCTCCATAGGTATACACTCATCCGGGCCTGGTCACAGGCCAGGCCGGACAGGATATTTAACCATTCCCGTTGTGCTGGTTTGACTCGGCCCCGATTAGTTTTTAACTCAGCGAATATCAGTTTATCCTCCCTCACCAGCACCAGGTCCGGGAACCCAGCCTGGGACCGGCGGCTGTCGTAAGTGTGGTAGACCAGCCAATGGGTTAGCGTCGCCAGGTCCGTTACGGCCCGCAGAAAATCCGCCTCACGAACTACGGGCATTTTTATCGCTCACCTACCAGGGGCAGCGGTAGGGATTGCTCCGATAACCGCTTCCGGGCCTGCCCCAGATAATCCTCTGATAGCTCCGTGCCAACGCACCGCCGCCCTAACCGCATAGCAGCCAGGGCCGTGGTTCCGGTCCCCATGAGCCGAGGGTTTGGGTCGGTGGCTTCTCGTAACTACCGGGTCGATCTCCATCATTGCGCAAGGTGCCATCTCCCGCCGTCCATCCCGAACCAGGCCGTGGGATGGACGGCGAATCTTCAACCACCCTCGCCCACTGGCTCCCGCACTTAGGGCAACAGCCCTGCTCCGAGGTGCTGGCCTGGATGCAGAGGCGGGGGAGGTCAGGCGGAAACGTGGCGAAGTGGGAGCCGCCGTATGGCTCCGGGCTGATGTCGTTCCAGACCGACCGGCGGTTGGCTGTGCCGCCGTATTCCCCGCCAACTGTCCCCGCCTTTTCCTGTATAGCACTATCAAACCCCTGATTGTTCACATACCCACCACCCCCGCCTCGGAATCCCCCATCTCTGTATCCGTACTGTGCCGCCGTCTTGACCGCCTCCCCGTCGGCGTAGTAGCCCATGCCTTTGGTCAGCATAAATATATATTCGTGGCTACTGGTGCAACGCCAGCTTCCCTTCCGGAGGACCAGCCCGTCGTTGTCCTGGCACTTGGGACAGCCGGGGCAGTCGGACCATTGGGCGTTGGTGTTTTCGGGGTTACCCAATACACCGACACCTCCAGCACCGCCCATTACCA